GTTCGAGAAAAGCTTGCGCACCTCCGCAATGTGATCCGCGCGTATCTCGGCCATCTTCGCCATGATCTCGGCCTGGAGCTTGACCATGCGGTCCTCATGCTCCATGCGCTGTTTTTCGATGCGCGCAGCATGCTCCGCGCGCTGCTTCTGATCCCTGGCAATAGCGTCCGCCTTGACCTTCGCCATCTTCACGCCGGTCTTGTTCTTCTCCTCTTGGAGCAGTCCGCCAATCTTCTGCACCGCCTGCTTTAGTTGCTGGTTTTCCACCTGCAACTGGCCAGCGTTCGGGCCCTGCACAATGAAGCGCTCCGGGTTCTTGACCCCGGCGTCCTGGAACATCTGACCGAGGAGCGCCTTCGTGTCGAGTAGTGGCGCAAACAGGGGATTGCCGGCGGCAAACGCCGTCACCACCGACATCTTTTGGTTGCGCTCCTCCTCGCCCAGCACACCGCGGGCGCCCACCACGGAGAAGTGGACCGCCTTCGGCAGATCCTTCTTCGTCATGACGAGGAAATCGGGGTCTTCCATCTCCGGCGAGTAGTACGAGTAGCGGTCCACCTCGGAGAGGTTCAGCGCGTGCTGCATGAAGAGGAACGAGCGCATCGAGTGCTCCATCTTGTCGATGAAGTCCACTAGCGCTGCCTCCTGATCCTGCGCTGCCTTGACGACCTCCGCCTTGGTCGCTCGGTCGCCCACGGGACGGCCAGGCCGCCCGAGCTTCTCCTTCATCTCGCCGAGGATGAACTGCAAGGCATCGAACGCGACTTGCGGATTGCCGATCTGCACCTGCGAGAAGGCGTTCGAGCCCTTCGTTGAGACCTTTGCGCCTGGCTCGATGACCGGACCGCCATTCAGGACGAAATCCGGGTCGTTGCCGTCGTAGACGATCGGCGGCTCGAGCGAGAGCTCCACGCCGTCCATGCCCTTGTTCGCCATCATCGTCCCGAGCTTTTGCATCGGCGACATCTTGATGATGGGGCTCATGCCGTACGGGTCGCGCACGTCCATGCGCTCGTAGCAGCGGTAGATGATCGGCGGGTACGGAGTCTTGTTCGGGGCCATATAGACGATGGTCCCGTTCATCAGCACTGCCTTGTGGTTCGGGTAGTACAGCGTCTCGTCGGCGCGATCGATGAAGATGTCGCCCCAGTAGGTCGTGATCTTTACGTCCTTGACCTGCTGGTTGTCCTTCCCTTTGTGCGCGTCCTTGCTGACCTTGCGCCACTGGCTCGGCATCCAGCCTTCGCCGCCGTCCTTCACCATGCGCTCGGCGCGATGACGCGGCGCGAAGGATTCGACGAACATCGATCCTTCGTAGAAGATATTCGTGCCGATTACTGATGGGCTCAGATCCGGGTAGCAATTCCACATGGAATGCGGCTTCCAGACTGGCGCCCTTTTTTTGCTCACCTTCACCGCGTCGTGGACGAATTCCTGCTCGTCCAGCTCAATCTCGGCGACGAAAGAACCGTGGTGCAGCGCCTCCTTGATGGAGAGCTCCACGCGATCCTTCAGCCCGAAATCGTCGTGCTGCTGGGCCATGAACGATCTGACGCGGCCGTTCACGCGCTCCTGGAGCTTAGGCTGTTGGTTCTTCTCTCCAGTGTTTTTGTCAAGCCCGAGAGCGCTCGAGATATCCGCATGAGCCTCGAACCAGAAGCGCGTCTGCGGAAAAATGATCCTTCGCACGTCGGCCGAGGTGTTCTCCGAGGCGCGCGATAGCTCGCCCAGCTCGACCACGTTGTGCCAGCCAAGCGAAACCTCGGCGCCGTCCGCGTTGACCTTGACCATCGGGTTCATCGAAACCTGGCGGTCAACCTCTCGCCACCGACCTTCGGCGGACGTTCGGAAAGGCGACTGCTTGCGTTGATCGAGCTCGTCCTTCAGGTGCGTCTCGATCTTCTGCCAGTCGCGCTTGTTGAGCTTCGTCTCCTTCGGCAGCGGCTTCACCTCGGTAGAACCGCCCGCATCCTTCACCGTGGAGCCGGTCTTCGCTTCGGATTGAAGTGTCTTCTCAGCCATCACCACATCCTTAGACCGACGCGCTCGGTGGGGCGCGCACGCGGCAACACGCTCACCGTGCGGCTATGGCGCAGCATCATGTGCGCGTAGCGCGACGCGCAGATCATGTCTTCGTGCAGGCGAACGATCTTGGCTTTGAGGTCGCGGTGGTACATGCGCCGCTCCTTGAGCCAGGTCGTGCACGTGCGGAACACTTTCCACTTCCCTTGCAGCATGCGGTCGAGCATCGCGAGCACCGAGGATTCGACCGAATTTCCGCCTTCGCCCTCGATCTGGCCTACCGTAGGAGCGTTCGTAGCCTTCCACGGGAGCAGGTTCAGGCCCTTGCGGCGATATGTGGCCTGGAGCTCGTCGCCCGTGCCCTTCTCGCGATTCAGGCCGTCATGCGGCCACGCAACCGGCTTCCAGTCTCCCCATGCCTTTATCGCGTCCACATGCACAGCCGGCAGCGAGTTCGTCGTCTGATACTCGTGCGTGAGGTAGACGATATCGGCGTCGCGGTCCCATGCGAGGTTCGCCGCCGAGAACGGATGCAGCGTCGAGATTCCAAAGTCCACCCCAATGATTTGCGCCCAGTGCCGCGGGATCTCGATCGGATCGATAACGATGTCTTCTTCCGACACCGGGAAGATCAGCCCCGCGCCCTGCAGCGGTATGCCCTTCGAGCGCATCTCGCGCTCGTGCGGGCGAAGCGCTGCGAGGCGCTGCGCCTTTACCTCAGCCGTCAAGTGCGGCGCCTCATCCCACGTCGCGGTGATGAGCGCCTGCCCCTGCTGCAGGTTCTCCATGAACTGCGTGACCACCTCGGTCATGCCTTCCTCTGGAGTCATCGTGCATGCGATGATCGCGTTACGACGAGCGAGTCCAGCTCGGATCAACTGCGACCAGATTTCTGGCGGCGGCTCCTCGTCAGAGCCGCAATATTCGAAGGCGATGCCCTGGAACTTCTTCCATCCCTGCTCGTACGCTCGGAAATACACGCGGCTCCAATTACCGGATACGTGCTGCACGCGCACCGAGTCGTAGGCGTTGGGCACGCCGGTCTTCGGGCGCCGCTTTCCAATACGGAGCTTCGGGATCGTGCCCGTGCCGAGCGCCTTCTCGTCCGTGGGATCACCGAGCAGCTCGCGCTGCCAGATATCGCGCACGAGCTCGTTCGTCGGCCCGCAGACTAGGATTTCTGGCGGGAAGACGAAGCGTGTCCCCTTCCACCAGGCCGGATATTTGCCGGTTGCATGAATCGCAACTTCCATTGCGTGCGCGAAGGTCTTGCCGATCTTGTTCGCGCAGATCGCCGCGCGTTGCGCCGCCGGCTTGCCAGGCGTGCCCATGCCCTCGGCGTTGTGGAACTGCACCTGCCACGGATAAGGCTTGTAGTAGTCGAGCTTGTTGATCGACTGGACGTGATCTAGGTCGGCAATGAGACGGCCCACCTCGAGGAAGTCGGCGACGGCGTTATTCATGCCGGGCTTCCACCGGCCGCGGGGAACCACCCCTCTGGCACTGGCGCACGCCAGCAAAATCGTTCATGCCGCCTGCCTCATCTCGCCGCGCCAGGTCTTCGATACCCAGTGCTCGGGCGGGAAATCGGCGTTTTTTGGCTCTCCGTGAAAGCTAAGCACCGCCGCACCTTCTGGAGCTTCGTCCTTCTCCGCGCAATGCACCTTGTACGAGACGAACTTGCCGGGGAACTCATCCTGCAGGCGGTACGCATTCGGGAGCGCTTGCTCCATCCACCCTTGATCGCCGAGCGGATGCTGCGGAGCCCCAGCCGCGATCCAGTCATCCCACACATGCGGATGCGGCTTGTTCCATAGCATCACGCCGGATCCGTAACCGTCCGGCCGGTAGAAGTCGCGCAGGATGGCGAAGTCGCCCTCGAACTTCGTCACGAAGTCGAGATTGCCGAGGACGAGCGAGTCGAGGTCGAGATAGAGCACTCGTCCCTCAAATAGCCCGCGCTGGAATAGCGCTAGCTTTGCCCACCAGCCAGAGCCGAATCTGAGCCCGGCAGGCAATCTTTTCGTGCGGCACGTCAGGCCGCCATCGTCATCCGTGAGACACACGAAACGATGCGGCACCGTCAAATTCGCTCGCACCATGCGCTCGAGGCGTCGTACCCACTCCCGGCCGTAGCCGGGCTTCGCGAGCACGCAGGCCACGGTCAGGGACGACAAAGCAGCCGCTCCTTCAGTTCTTCGTACGTCTTCTCGTCGATCCCGTAACTGACCGGCTGCTTTCCGACGTGAACCATGAAGGGGCAGTCGGACGCACCCTCCACCTTCGCCACGCCTGTAATAGCGTCCCGGTCCACGACCAGCTCGCCTATGCGCCTGCCGAACTCGACGATTTTCAGGATCACGATGGCCATTTGCGGTGGAAGAGCGCCTTGTTCCTGTCGGCTGCGCCGCCAGGCCAATGCGTCTCCGCGCCTTCGCGAATGTGCTCGACTACGAGGTCGTCGCGGATCTTGAATATCGCGCCAGCTCGCGCCACGCGGTTCACCCAGTCGGGGTCGTCGTAGTGCGAACCATCGCGATAGTCTTCGTCGAAGCCGCCCGCTTTGTCCCAGAGCGATCGGTTCAGCATCGCGCAGAAATGAAACCCTGAGCCCTTCGGCTGGCGAGCATTCGAGCCGTGGTGCCATCCGTCGATCGTGAGATGCGAGTGGCAATGCCACTGTTTTTCGCGCTCGTACCAGCACGCCGCGAGCACATATCCCATGTCGCCCAGCTCTCGCAGCGTCTCGAGCATCTGCGGAAGCACCGGCTGGTTGTGCATGATCTCGGGGTTCGAGATCACGATCACGTCGCCTCGCGAGACCATCACGCCTGCGTTGATCGGCACGCACGGGTTCTTCGGTACGTCCTTCAGCGGCAACCGGATGATCTTCAGCCACGGGAAGCGGTCTTCTTCGAAGTCGTGAGAGCCGTCATCCACCAGCACCACCTCGAAGTCGAGGGCGCTGTAGTGCTGCGCGTAGAGCTCAAGCGAGCGCTTTGTCACCGCGGCTCGCCTCCAGTATGGGAGCACGATCGACATCAAACGAAGCACGCGCTCGCGTCTTCCACGAGCACCTCGTTTATGTTTCTGTTGATGTGGTTGAACTGGCAGCGAGCGCACCCGCGCGCGTCGAAGGCGCCGAAGTCGGCCATAGCCGTCTCGCGCCACACGTCCTTGAAGCGCCGGCCCTGAAGGCTCGCGATCTTGCCGCGCTCGTTGTAGGCGTACACGCAGCAGCGATAAAGGTTCTGGTCCGCGCCAATGTAGGTGGTGAAGTGCTGATAGCCGCAACGCTCGTAATCCGGGGCGCCCTGGTCGAGCTCGGATAGCTTCTCGTCGAAGCGGTTTATGACTTCGAAGTTATCGTCGGCGAGCATCTGTGCTTCAAGCACCAGCGCTGCAGCAGACTCCGCGATGCCATCAAAGAGGCTCGCGCCCTCTTCCGAGAACTGCGCGCCGATCCTGATGTTCGAAGCGCCGCACTCCTTCGCGGTGCGCGCTGCCTGGTAGATCCCCCCCCAGTTCTCAGGAGTCACCACGAAGCCGACGCCGCAGCGGTATTTGCGTACCGTTTTCCAGGCCGCTTCCCAGTGGCCGCGCGGCACGCTGCGGATCTTGGAGTACGTGTCGCCGTCCCCCGCGTCGATGCTCACGCGCACCCAGGCCGCGCTCGAGTAGTCCCACTTCTGGATCACGCCGTTCGTCACCAGAGCCCACTGCATGCCGCGCTCGACGATCGCATCCACCACATCGTCGAACCGCGGATACACGCTCGGCTCACCGCCGCCCGTCAACTGGATCGCCTTCACCCCGAGCTCGGCACAGTCGTCCAGGATTTCCACAACCTTGTCGAACGGCAACATCCGATTCGGGTTGTAGTTGCCGGCGATGTGAAATAGTTGCGAGCTGGTGTACTTCGGGTCCCTGTACGCGCAGAAGTGGCACGACTGATTGCAAAGGTCCGAGAGGATCAGTTGCACATGCACCGGCCCGGCAACGCGGCCGCCGCGCATCGCTTCGATGCGGTCGTAGAACTTCAGCGCTTTAAGGGTCGAGTAGCGAGCGCTCATCGATATATCGCGAAGAACGCGCCATAGTTCCCGTGAAACGTCGGATCGACGTAGATGCTCGCGCCTGGAAAATCGTCCGGCATCCAGCCCGATCGGTGCGTCTGCCAGTGCGTGCCGTTCATGCCCCAGGCGTCCTTCTCGCCCGCCTTGTAGCTTTGCTCGTGGAATCCAAGCGGGGTAAAGACGACGACCTGCTCGGCCTTGGATCGCGCGAGCTTGAGTGCTTCGGCGCCTTCGTCCTTGTCCATGTGCTCAATAACGTCGAGCATGTAGACGACATCCACCGGCTCAATGCGCGGAAGCCACTCGCAAGCCGTGCCCATAAGGACCGGATAGCCCTTGTCCTTGAGCCAGTTCGCGTACTCCTCGTGCGGCTCGATGCAAAGATGGAAATCAGCCCGATAAAAGGGCTGCGGCCGGATGCCCGGGCCGATGTCGCAGATCCTCTGCGCCCGGCGGATGTGGCGCGCGATCTCATCGAAAAATCTATTCCTCTCCGTCATCGAGGAGATCAGCGAGCTCAGACTCGCCGTACGTGTCGTTGTCGAAGTCCCAGGGCAGGTATTCAGATGTATCTCCGTCCGGTCGCTCGTTTTCGGGCATCACCTGAGCTTCACCATCGGTCCGAACTGATCGGTCAGGCCCGGCATCGAGGACGGCGCTCGTCTTATCGCCTGTGGGGAAGAGGAGGAGCCCTGTGGTGAACCGGCGAGCGCCGCCTCGACATCCGGGTCTGGTTGGAGCCCGCCCGCGTATTGATCGCGAAAGCCGGGATCTCGTGAAATGCTCATCTAGGGCCTCCCTTCAGGAGCGCCAGGATGCGTCGCGCTAGACTTTTTCCATTCAGCGACGCTCTGGAAGAATCGCGTGTCCTTGTACCAGGGCGCTTTTGCGTCGTTGTAGTGGAGCACCCGGTCCCAAATAACCGCGCCCGTTTCTTCACCCCTCACCTCCGGCTCGATCACCTCCACGCGCACGCCCTGCGCGCCCGCGAAGTGATAAACGCTCTGCGGAGCAGTCACGACTCGCGATAGAACCG